GATATTTTTCGAAATATTGCCGGTATTTTTCAATCTTTTTTCAAACTAATTTTTTGGCGACCAGATGTTATTTTCTGCAAAGGCGGGTTTGTTTGTGTTCCTGTTGGAATAAGCGCTTGGATTTTGAGAATTCCAATTGTAATCCATGATTCTGATGCTCACCCAGGTTTAGCTAATCGTATTATTTCAAAATTTGCTAAAAGGATTGCAACAGGCGCACCGCTCGAATTTTATAATTATCCAAAAGAAATCTCAAAATACGTTGGAATTCCAGTGCTTGAAAATTTTAAAAAATATAGCAAAAAAGAACAAGATAATTTTAAGGTTGAACTCGGGTTTTCGAAAAGTAAGCCTCTTGTTTTAGTTACTGGCGGCGGTCTTGGCGCGGCTCGGCTTAATAATGTGGTAGTTTTGAAGGGTAGGGAGCTTTCAGAATCTGCTCAAATTGCTCTAATCTCTGGCGTATCTCAATTTGATGAGCTTAAGAGAAAAACTGATGGATTTTCGAAGGATTTTTACTTGTTAAGTTTTATATCAAAAGATATGTGGAAGTTTTTAGCTGCCGCAGATTTAGTTGTTGCTCGGGCTGGTGCAACTTCCAACCTTGAACTTGCCGCGCTTCACAAGCCAACAATACTTGTTCCAAATGCAAGATTAACGGGTGGACATCAATTAAAAAATGCGCAGGTTTATCAAAAGTCTAATGCTGTTAAGATTGTTTCAGATGATGAAATTGAAAAAAAACCAGAAATTCTTTCAGGCGAAATTTTGAGAACTCTAGAAAATCCAGAAGAAATGCTTAAGCTTGGCAAAGAATTTAGTAAATTTGCTAAGCCGAATGCTGCCAAAGATGTTGTAGAAATGATTTTTGAAGCCGCAAAGCTATAAAAAATATTGAGCTTATGGTATAATTATAGTTAGATGAAAGAAGAAAAAAGCTTAACTCGACGCGAAATGCGCGAAAAGATTCTAGAAGAGCGCTCAAGAGAGAAGGGCGATTTTCGGCGTGGAAAAACAATTTCACGGCATCAAAAAGAGCATTCTGAGCGTTCAGAAAATCAAAAATTAGTTATTCGCCGAAGAAAGCTAAGTGCTTTTTTCGTGATTTTAGCTATTTTTATAAGTTTAATTTCTATATTTTTATTTCAGTTTATTTCTAAGGTTTCAATAGTTTCAAATGATTCGAAAAGTCAAAATTTAAGTAAATATGAAAAATCGGTTGAAGAATATTTAAATATAAATCCGAGTGAACGAATTTTATCAAATTTAAATAAAAATGCTTTACTTGAAAGCCTTCAAAAAGATTATCCAGAGGTGTTGTCTATTTCGGATATTAAATTTAATGGTTTAACCTCATATAAAATTTATCTTGATTTTCGAAAACCTGTTGCTTCTTGGTTGGTAGATGGTAAAGAATTTTTCGTCGATTCTGAAGGTGTATCTTTTAATGTTAATAATTTTGAAAAACCGTCACTAAATATAATTGATGATAGTGGTGCTATAGTTTCTAACGGTAAAAATGTTGCGAGTAGTAGCTTCTTTAGCTTTATTGGAAAACTAGTTTCTGCTGTGAACAAACAGGGGTTAGAGGTTTCGAAAATTCGTATTCCGCTCCTTAGTTTACGACAGGTTGAAGTTTCTGTGAAAGGTGTAAGTTACTTTGCGAGGATGTCGACAGCCGATTCTGCAGAAGGGCAAATTATTAACTTTAAAAAAGCTATTGAGTATTTTGGAGCTCATAAAATTTCACCAAATTACATAGATCTAAGGATTGAAGGAAAAGGTTATTATAAATAAGAACAAAAAAGGAGAAGGGGTTTGTTCGTTTTTTGTTCTATACTACAATTGAGAACAAGAAGAGTAGAGAAAAATATAAAAAATATATTATAATATTAAAAAATAAAAAAGTCAAATTGTCAAAAAATGAATAAGGTAGGGGTGTGGAAAATTATTTTTATCTATTAGAAAAGATGGATATTTGAGAAATTAAACTTAAAGAATTTTTAAATTATATAAGGAAAATATTTTTTGTAATTCCCGCTCTTTCCTCATTAATAATTTACTGAGTTATAATTTATATAAGATCTATTATTTTATTATATTCCACGAAAAAGAATTTATATAAAATAAACCCTCGACACAGTATAAATACAATAGTAATATTTAATTTCTAATTATAGTTTTATTTAAAAGTTATTTTTATATATTATGTCGTAAAAGATATATTGTGCGACGCGTGATACAATACGATTGTAAGTATAAACAATCGTATTTTTTAAGGAGAAAAATAACTATGCAAGAAAAAATTAATGTATTAAATCGTATCTACTCTGCTGAGATTGCAGAAAAAGAATTCGTAAACCCTGAAACTCAACAATCTATTAAATATAATGTCCTTGAACTCGGATTGTCCCTTAACGGTTCTGATCAAATTCTTGAACTTAAATTGTCTAACAAATCAAATGCTAAACTTTTGATTCTATCATCGACACCTAAACCTAATGGATCTGAATTTCTAAACGAGGCCTAAAATATGTAGATAATTTAAGCCTCTGAGTTCCATTTTTTCACACCACCGTGAAAGAAAACAAAAAGCGAACAAAAAAATTAATATTAACTTTAAAGGAGAAAAAACAATGGCTTCAATCTTCCCTGCAGATACTGCAACAAAATTGATCGAGTCAATCACAACTGTGATCTCTGATAACATGGGTATTGTTATTGCCCTTCTTGGATTCACAATTGGTGTTAGCCTCGCATTTCGATTGATTCGCAAATACTCGAAAGTTAAAGCGTAATCTTGACCTGGGCAAGTCGTTAAACTGCCCTAGCGTATTAAGTTTTCCATAGACCTGGGCACAAGTCTCTAAACTGCCCCTGTCCATATTATTAAATTAAAGAGAAATTATTTATGAATTATACAACTGTCGATTCTGGAGTAGTTCTTGCATCTTTGCTCGAACTGATAAAAGAATTTTTTATTTTTATTCTACCGGTTATAGCGTTTTTAGCAGGCGTTTATTTCGTATGGAGAATGATAATCTATCTATTGTTTAGGCAAAGGATGTTTTAATGCGTATCTGGTCGCCACTTCACGAACCTGTATATTTCGATCATATAACTTGGCTTGCTATAATAATAGTTTTAGCAATTGGTTTTGTAATAATAAAAAGTTTAGGAGAAAAATAAAATGAAGAAAATAGCTATATATTCGATTTTGTTTTTCTCTATTTTTTCGTTTTTCACTTCAAATTTAGCTTTTGCTGATGACAATAATAATGATGAATATAAGCATTATAGAAATTCGCAAGCTGAAAAATATTATAATGAATCTTGGAAAAAACTTGATAAGTATAATATGAGAAAAACAACAAATCAAGATGTTGTATATGACAATAGACCTGGTGTTTTAAACTATTTTAAGCAGTATAATGAACGATTCGACCCTTTACTTGGTAGAATTGTCATTGAAAAAAATGTAAAAAATGAATTTCTTCCATTACAAAGTTTTTGGGGTGCTGTATGTGATCAAAATTCAAGAAAATTTTATGGAGAATTAACAAAACAAAAACTCGATGAGGCGTGTAAAGCTCACTTTAAAGGTGCAAAATCTTTAATGTCAGTATCTTATCAAAAAACTAACGATCAAGTTCAAGCTAATTTATTAGTATATACTGGTAAAAAAGATATAGAATTTACTTTTAAAGATTCAGGATTTTTTTCTCAACCATTAGATAAAAGCGAAGAACAAAATTTTATTCATATTAATGCAAGAATTTCGTTATCTCCAAATTGGCAAGAAAAAACAAAACAATATAATAGCATTGAACTATCATTTTTGAATACTCAATTTCAATTATCTAATTACGATTATAAATATCGACTATTCGGTTTAATGGGCAAAAAAGAAAAAGACAGTTGGTTAGCTTATGCCCCTTTGTATAATCAGTTTAAAGTTGTTTATCCTGATGATTTTAATGCAGAAAATAAACCTTTAAGTGATATTGAAGATTCGATTGCGCAAAAAAATAAATCTAAGTTTTGGCCGTATTTTTCTTATAAGGTATCAAAAATGAACCTTAACGGTTTTATTATTGCGATTGACAATAAAAGGAGAGAACCATTTCAAATAACACAAGTTCGACCTTACTATGAACTCTATAATCAAGATAAAAGCCAAAAAATATTCTCATATGCTGGTAATTCTTTATTAGATAATTTTAATTATGACTTTGAAGAAAAAGGAACATATTGGGTAAAAACTCAGATTCAAGCTAAACCTCCACTTTTAGGTTTCGGTCAAAATGTCGAAGTTATTCAGCCTGTTTGGACTAAGGTTTTAATTAATGGTGAATCTTATGCAGTTACTAACACTCCTTTCGACAAAGACTTTGATACTCGATGCGACGGTCAAAGTTGTGATACACCCTCTTATGTAAACAATTGTGCCGCCTTGAACCCCTCTAATTTTGGCGATTTTACTCGTTGTAGCTTTAACAAGATTGACACAAAATCTCGAGAACAATTCGGCGCTATTTACTCCCCTGTTCGATTTTCTCAAGATATAATTGGTCGTTTAAGTAACATTAACACTGTTTCGTGTAATATAAGAATTTACAGTTACACTGCTTCTCTCTGTTTTATTCAAGAAAGAACGCCTCAATTATACACAGTTATGACTATTTTATCTAACGGCGTTGTTTTATTCGGTTTTTCACTATATGTTTATAAGCAAGCCTTGCACTTCTTTGCAAGTGATGGAGAAGATGATTAATGGATATTTCAGGTTTCATTTCACAAATTTTAACAGTATTGATAAACCCCGTTTTTGAGATAATTTACTGGTTAATTTCACTAGTTCCAAAAATTCCAGACTTCCCTTATTCAGTTTATCAGAATTTTAAGGCCTTTCTCGATTTCGTTTTTTCAAGTAACGGTTTAGGTTTTGTAGGCTGGTTTTTCGGGGGTTGGACAATTCCCTTAACGGTTATCTCTATCGGTGTAGCTATCAGTTTAGCAAGACTTGGCTATTTATTGATTATGTTTATCATTACAAAACTACCTGTTGGAGTTAAGCGATGACATATGCGGATTACATTAAAAAGTCGATTAAACCAGATTTTGGCGTTTTAGTCGATGACTACCACGATAGAAGAAATAAGGATTATTTTCGCCCCTCGGGCGTTTCGGTTTATGTAGGCTGGCAAGGTGGCGGTAAAACTCTATCTGCAGTGTATCATATAGATAAACTTATGCAGATTTACCCCAAAGCAAAGCTTGTGACAAATATTTTGTTTAATAGTGAGTTTATAGATTATGCAGATAGAATTATTGAATTTCAAACTGTTGATGAACTTGCTGAATTGCTCGTAAAGACAAACAATAATGAGTTAGGTGTTATTTATTTAATCGATGAGATTCAAACATATTTTAACTCGCTTGAGAGTAAAAATATACCACCATATATCTTTACTGAGATTTCACAACAACGCAAGCAAAGAAAACTCATTATTGGTACTTCTCAGTTATGGGATCGAATGGCAAAACCCTTTCGTGAACAAGCAAATTATGAGATTCACTGCAGAACAATTTTTAATATTTTCACAATTCAAACAGTGATCGATGCACATACATTAAAACTCGATGACAAGACTGGTAGATCAGTCGGTAATATAATAAAAAGAGGTTGGTTTTTCCACAATAGAAGAATTAGAAAACTTTACGACACTTTTCAAAAAGTCGTATCATCTGCAAATCAAATGGATATTTTCGAAAATCGACCAAACTATATAATATCAAAGAAGAAGTAATTTTCACTGCACGCGATACGCAATGCGTCGCGTGCAGTGATTGGAGGATTTATTATGCTATATGAGCTTAAAATTACACGCAAATTTCAATACACACTTTATCATAACAGAACACCACTTGCACATTATAGAACTAAAAAAGACGCAAAAACTGCACTTTGGATAATTAAAAATAAATTCGACACTTTAGACAAAATTCAAAAACATATGAAAATTTATACAGTTAGCTATCTTAATAATACACATCTATCTGTATATCAATATTGTCAAGATTTTGAGATTAAACAATATTTCAAAATCGAACGAGAACAAATCGGCTGATAAAAGGAGATGAAATGTTTAAAATAATTTTAGAACAACAATTTAAAAATGAAGAACAAGCTGAAAAATACTTTAATTATTTAAAAGCAAAAGCTATTATTGAACAAGATAGTAAAGAATTTAAGCCAGATTGGAATAACCCAAGTGAGAAAAGGTTCTTTGGTTATTATAATCTGATATATAAAAAACTATGCTACTTCAATGCTGGTGAAAATATGGAGAATAAAATATATTTCAAGACTAAAGAAGACATCAAAGAAAGCTTTAAAAAACACTTCGAAGAATGGAAAATTTATCTTAATTATTACGATTAAGTGGCGGGCGTTCCCGCTTGCGGGAACTCTTGTCAAAGACCACACTTAACGGACAAAAACGCTAATTTAAGGAGATTATTTAAATGCAAGTATTTTCGATTAAAAAACAAACACCCTTACAAAAAAGATCATCAAGTTTATTAAAATCGATGTTCGAAAAAAATAAAGATCTTAAATTTAAAGAGATCTCAAGTTATGCTAAAGTTTACCCTGATTTTGTTAAAATAGTTAAATATAATAGACCTATTGTATTCACTAATTTTTTAGACCGTAGTTCTTCTGCTTTTTTAACCAATGAAGAAAATGATGAAGAAAATGATTATCTACAAAAGTCGATTAATCGTACAAAAACTAAGATATCAGATTATATACTATGTAATAATTTCACTCATTTTATTACTTTCACTTTCGACCCCAAAAATTCTAAAGTTAAAACTGAAGAAAACCGTCACGATCTACTTAAGATGTCAAAACTATTGATTACTTGGGTAAATTCAGAACAGATAAACCACTTTAGGCGTCACGGACAACGATTTGGCTATTTAATTGTTCCAGAACGCCACAAAAACAACGCTTGGCATTTCCACGCGGTTTTTCAAGGTTATAAAAATGAAATTGAAGACTTTTACAGTTCCAAAAATAAATATTTAACTGTCGATGAAATACGCTCAAAAAACAAAAAACCTAAAAATAAAAGGGGTTTTCTACCCCGCTATAAGCTTGGCCGATCTGAAATAGCACCGATTAAAGATAAAACTAAAATGTCGAATTATATTAAAAAATATATTACAAAAGATCTTATTAATGAAAAATATAAAAAGCGTTACTGGTGCTCAAAAAACCTAAAAACCCCCGAAATTATTGAAAATATTGTTGACTCTTCTACTACAATATCTAAAGAATATCTCTTAAAAGAATATGATTATCATAAAATTTATATAATCCCTAAAGATAGTGATTATTTTAAGTTTTTAAATTTTTCAGATAAAATTAATCATACCCTAAAACGAAGAAAATTCAGTTATGTTGTAAAACCAAGTCGCTTATGATATCATTTAGATATGCAAGAAAAAAATGATTTTACTGAAAAAGATTATCTAGAAGCTCAATATAAAATTCAACGAAGTATTCAAGCTAATGTTGCGACAATAGCGTTTATTGTTGTTGCTCAATTTTTGATAACAATCGTAAGTTTAATAATTCTCTACTCTTCTCTGTCTTCACTCACTTCTATTTTTGTCAAAAAGTAGAAGTCAAATGGTGTATTTAATACACCATTTTTTATGTGTTCCTACTTGATATATTGTGCGACGCTTCTTGTATTTCCTTTTTGAGTATGCTGTGCTATTATGTTTTTGTAATTAAAAAATATAATTTTCAAGGAGAAAAAATAAATTATGCAAGAAAAAATTTTAAATCAAGACAATATCATTTCAGCAGTTTCCCCGTGTAGCACTTCGAACTCAAAAATCTGAAAAAACTGGAAATTATTTTACTATTCTAACTCTTCGATTCAAAAATGGTTTAGAAATTGATTATTTTGTAGATAAAAAAGATAAATTTGGTCTTATGGACGCTATCAAATCAATTTCACAATCAGATAAAATCGATAACTTTCTAAACGAGGACTAACAGACTATGTGAAACTTAAACTGTTAGCCTAAGCTCGCAAAAAAACAAAAAGCGAACAAAAATATAATACATGTTTACTGCCAACCTATTGAGCCCATTGAATTTCCGACCGCAACAATCCAAGATTGGCCTCGATTTATTTTAAAGTTTGAACCATCATTATTTTGTAAAATCAACGGGGAGCTTTCACTTGATTTTACCCATTTTACCTCTTGAGCTACTCCATCTTGAAATACAATAGCTACTCCACTACCAATATTCCCGTAGACATTATGATATCTGTCTGTAGCTAGTCTGTTTTCCATTTTTAAAACAATTAGGGTTTTCGTTGAGATTTGAATTCCATTTGCATCTGTATGAGCAACTCCGGCCTGACTTCGCAAATAGCAATTACAGTTTTCTCGGTAAACATAGGTTGAATTATAAGAAAAACCTGAAATATTAACCTGAATTTGTGTTGCATTCTTCTCTTTTACTGGTGAGTCTTCTTTTCGACTAAAACCTTCAAAATTCGAAGAATTCCAACCTTTCGAAGAGCCTAATGTTGATAAATTTGTAAAATTCGTATAGACATTATGAGGCGCGTAGCGATTTTTTGAACGCCAAAAGGTCTGTGTGTTTAAGAACTCATCCATATCCTTATGTTTGCCGTCTCGCATTCTCGCCAAAGCATCTCCTGGCCCACCAACATGGGCAACCGAGGCATCAAATCCTGAAGCCCAATCAATATAATAACTGCGAACGCTTCTAACGGGCCCCAATAGTTCAGGCTTATTTTGCTGATATAGAGCCAAAAAACGTGTAATTCCACCTTCAGCAATTGCTTCAAAAACAACCTCAGCTTGGCTTAATCCAGATTGTGGTCTTGCTGGAATCGAATTTTCGATCATAACACCAAAAACTGGTGCGTTTTCGAGCGATTTTTCAGAAACTTCAACTCCAGATAATTTTGAATAAAATTTTTCTGGTTTAGCTTTCTTTTTTGGCTCGGTTTTTTGGCTTTTTGGGGCTGGATTTTTCACGGGTGCGCTTTCTGGTTTTCTAAAAAAGAACAAAAAACTAAAAACAATAACCAAAATCAAAAATATTACACCAATAATTAAACTAATTTTTTGTTTTTTTGACAAATTCGAAAGTGAAAAACGTGATTTTTTAGGATTATCTAATAAAGCTTTCTCTTTTTGAGGATTTTTCTTTATTCTTTCAATATTTTTCTCAGCTTTATCTTGGCGAGTCCTCTTCATTTCAATCATAAAAATCTCGTATTATAAAATCAATTATAATACTTATGTTTTTAAAAATCAAGATGATATTGCTGTGATCGCAGCTTTTGACCTCTGGTTTTTATTCCAAATTTGCCAAACCGCAATTTTTGTAGGAATTTCACCCGACCAGATTTGGATAGGGGAAAGCTTTCCCAGGTTTACATTAGAATTTAGCGGAGATGAAAAAACTTCGCCATTTTCAGAAATAATAAAGTTTTCGTTATTTAAAGTTAAGATTTGAGCAGGATAAGAAAGTGTAAATTTGTGCAGAACTTCAACAATATTCGAAAGATTCATAGAGAAAGTTAGAACTTTTGGGTAAAAAACTTTCGAAAAAATCTTTTGAAGTTGTGCAAAGCTTGCCAAGATACTTATATTCTCTTTTAATAAAATCTCGCTAAAAGAATCAAGTAAAATATCAACTGCATCGCGAGCGATAAGAACAGGCTTCTCGCTTTCAAGAATAAATTTTTCGAAAAGAATTGCTGTTTCGGAGTTTTTGTTCGTGTCGCCAATAAATAAAATAGAATCCGCCCACTTTTCCCCAGCTTTAAAAACTGCCCAAGCTTCATTCGAAAATCCACCAGAAAGATTACTTTTTGCAAAGATTAGCTCGCTTGAATCAATTTTAATGTCTTTTTTTAAACTATCTGGTAATAAAATTCTAACCTCCCCAACGCCAGTCTTTAGAGCAGTTTGGTGAGAAGTTGCAAGTCCGCGAAAAGCCCCTGCTCCGCCGCCGATAATCAAAAGTTTGCCCGCATGTCCTTTTTGCTCAGGTTTATTCCAAGCAATTTCAGGAAAAAGTAATTTCGAAGATTGAACTTGCCAAAAATCAAACATCTTTAAGCTCCAACGAAATTGGACAATGATCGCTCCCCATAATTTCGTTATGAATTTCGGCTTTATTTTTTTCTGAATTTAATGATTTTGAAACAACAAAATAATCAATCCGCCAGCCAACATTTCGTTCGCGAGATTTTGCAAAATGGCTCCACCAAGTGTAAATTTCAGCCTTTTCTAGGTTTTGATTTCGAAAAATATC